CACTGGCGGAAGTCACCGACGAATCGTTCACGTCGAAATACTTGGTGCCCGTGTAACCGCACTCCGATCCACGGTATTGCCAGGGACAGTGCTCAACGACTTGACGCCGTGGCAGTGCCAAGTTGGTGAGATCTAGTTTGCTAGTCAGCTCAAACTCAACGACTTGCAGGTTTTCATTGGCAACGCGGTCGATATACCAGATTTCGTCTTCAAATTTCGCTGTGCTATCAGCTGAGGGGTTGCCACCGCTGAAGTTGACCGAATCAAGAAACTTTTTGCAGGTGCGTATCCGCGTGACTTTTGCGTTCAACGGGTTGTATAACACCAGCAAGGCAGAGATGGCACTGTTGGCATTAGCCACCCGCATACTGGGGCGTGGCAGCGTGCCCTTGGTCGTCACTTCAAATCCGTCAACCTCAATCGGTGTTGCGGCGTAAGTAATACCAGCAAACACAATGTCGGCAGTCAGTTCGTTGGTGCCGGCGTGATAGTAGAAAGTGCTATCAACGCCATTGACTGCTTCGGTTAGCTGAAGCTGGAACAGCTCGATAATTGCTGATGGTTCAAGCTTGTAAAGCTGCTCTTGGATTGATTGCGGCGTGCTCATGGCTCAAATACTTGCCGGAAAGTGGCGTTAATCGTGGCGCGATTTAGATAAGGGATGCTCTTGTCCCACTGCTGGCAGATCCACTTGTACTCGGTGGCGCTGTCCAAAGGCGTCCACTCAAAAGCCTCAACACCACCCCGCGCATCGAGAAACGCTTCGATGGTGTCGGCGTCGGTTTCGGAAACGTTCCAGGTCAGGTTCCACTCCTTCGGGTTTTGATTTAAGCCAAAGGTTGTTCTCTGGCTATAGCCAGATCCGAATTGAGCGATCCGCACGTTTGGTGCGCTGGTCTTTTGTGCGCCGTAAGTTGGCGTTATCGAGGGGAAGGTAGCCATTAGGCGAGCAAGCCTCCAGGACGGCGCTGATTGATCAACTCGGCACGAACAGCAGCACCGATTGCTTGTCCGAGTCTATTGGCGTCAGGGCGATTGCCTTGGACATTAGAGCCGCTTGCATCGACGTTCACGGTGACGTTGGCTCCGCCCATTGCGTTGTTCGGGACGATGTTGCCCTGCGCTCCAGGGACAAACAGCTCGGGGCCGCGCTCGCCGACGAGGTAAGAGGATCCGGCGGATACGGAACCTCCGTTTGCTCGTGCGCCTGCAAGCTGAGGCATTACAAACGCCGCTGGATTGAATTTTACATTTGCCGCTGCACCTCCAGGTTTTGGTGAAAAAATATTGCTTATAGCATTTATAGCCTGATTGATAACATAAATTTGCAGCAACTGCCGCGCAATATCTGTTAAAACACCAGATGCAATTTTCCTTAGACTTTCACCAAATGCTTCTGTTCCTAAAATTAGAGCGTCAAAGGCACCTGTCATACCCTGCCCGATGGCGTTAGCTAACTCATCCGCCATTTGTTTTTGTTGCTCTTGTTCTTTTGTGAAGCGTTGTGAATACTCAAGTACACTGCTGTAACCGGATGCAAGTCCTTCGATACGACTGAGTGTCTCAGGTAGAAGATCGGCTGATTGTCTTTGTAAATCTACGATGTCGTATTCGTAATCACGCACCAGTGCGTACAGCTCGGCATTTCTAGCAATGATTAAGCTGTCCTGTTCACGAAGATCTTTAGTGCCTACTAAAGCTTTCTCCGTATCGCTGATAATTTTTGCACGGGCTTCCTCGTACTTTAATCTCAGCACGAGCTGACTATCCCCGGCAATTTCCGCTTGGCGGATTTTGGCTTTTATTTCGGCAGTACGCATAGTGAGCGCTGCCTCTTCCTTTAGCTTATTTATCCGTTTTTCAAGTGCGGCCGCAGAACTTGCTGCTGCTCTACCCCCACCAGAAGTCTCGGAAGGTACAAATTGAGATGGGGCTTTGAATGTTTCAAGTTTTGGTGGTTTTGTAGGAGTAAATGCCCCAGGGACACGTTTCTTAAGCTCAGCTTGTTTTTGTGTCTCGTAGAAAGCCTCACCCTCTTTGGTAAAACGCCCAAACAGTCCGAACTTCTGTTGAGTAGCCGTCTCAGCAGCGCGTTCCGCAAATAATGTTGCTTGGGTCATGCGACCCCCTTGCATAAGATCACTGAGACGGGATATAGCCCTGGAAACAGCGTTAATAAAATCGGTTACACGATCAGTAAGCCACTGAAACACAGGGCCAAACGCTGTAACAAAATTAGAAGCTAGAGCAGTTACAGCATCGCTGAGTTTACTTACGCTATCTCGTAGATTGTCCATCGCGGACTTAGGTCGTTTAGCTGCATCTGTACCTTCATTTCCCATATCTACAAGAGTGTCAATCAAGTCTTGTACTGATATATCTCCGTCTTTAGCCATCGTAAGAATGGCATCTCTGCTTACATTGTACTTACTAGCTAGAGCACCTTGAATATCAATACCCTGGCTCGTTAGCTGGTTTAGTGTACCTTGACCGACTTTTCCTGATTCCAATGCGGATGTAATAGCATTGCCGACTTTTTCAAAAGATCCCCCGTATTTATTGGTGAGTTCAGTAACAAGTCGAATTGCTTTACTTTGATCTTCAATATCAAAGCCTAATCCGCGAATGTTCTGAATAACAGCGACAAATTTTTCTACGTCTGTATTGGCAATCTTAAAAGCGTCAGACAAAAGTTTTGTTTGCTGGGCGGAAAAACCTATATCTTGTGCGAGCTGCTTAATCTGTTGACCTCGGCCTGCAATGTCTCCGAGTAAGGTGCCAACAAGAGATCCGGCAAAGCTGCCTCCCGGACCGGCTAAACCGCCAAGAAAACCCCCGACTGCACCGCCTGTAGCTGCTGCTCCACCTTGCCCAAAAAGTAACGGGAAGGCACCACCAATCAACGCACCGCTGACGGCACCTCCTAATCTTCCACCGCCTCCACCACCCCTAACGCCTGCGCCTCGTGCCGCTGCTGCCAAGGCTGCAGGAGAGCCTGGCATATTAACCGTGCCGCCTATTGGCGAAGCAAGTCCACGTACATTTCGCACAGGAGCAGCCTGTGGGCCTATAGGTGTTGCGTACTGAGCGGCTGCAGTGCTGATGCGTCTTCTACTTGCTATTTCTTGGGCAATCAAGAAATTTTTACGTTGACGAGCTTTATTTTCAAGCTCCATGGCCGTGACAAGACCTGTGACTGCTCGCCTTTCCTGATCAGTTCCCTGCGCTGCACGACGTAGGGCACGCTCCGCTTTAGATACGGCCCTAGAGTAATTTTCTATATTTGCAACCCTAAATACGCCCTTATTTAACTGGGCAGCTCTACCATTTATTACTGTTATTTCCCGATTTAGTTTATTAAGCGACCGTGTGAGTTGGTTTACACGGTCACCGCCTTTAATTGCGAGTTCAATATCTACGTTGTAATTAGCCACAGCTGCGCAGACAGGCTTTTCAGACCAGTCTAACGCCTGCTAATGGCTTGGACAGCTTTGCCCGTTTTCGCGCTATGCACAGCCTTCTCTTCCTCTTCTGCCTTAAGCTCGTAAAAAGCGCCCCAGGCGACTAACTCTTCGGCGGTTAGCTCGTGGGTAAGCTGGCGCACGGTCATTCCCAGCTCTTTGGCCAGAAAAAACAGAAAGAGCCAGTCCTTATTAGCTTTTGAGAGCGGCCTTCGCTTCCTCCACCTTGTTTTCAGCGCCGGAGGTCAGCATTGCCAGCTGGATTTCCTGGAGGACGCTGGCCTGAACGTCGCGGCGCAAGGCAGCGCGTTCGCCGTCTGAAAACAAACGCTTGCCGTCCTTGTCCAGAGCTTTTTCGATCATCAAGCTCAGGGCGAAATCGCCAGCATCGTCGTTATCGACTTTTTTCTGGATTGATTCGCGCTCGGCGATGGTCAGAGGATGCCAGTAGATCTCCAGTGCGACTTCGTCTTCGATTTTCAGTTCGTACTTATAGAGCTGGCTGACTCCGAACTTGTTACGGAGCAGTTCAGTAGCACGCATGAATCAAGTTGTTGGTTACTACAGAATACTACGCACGGGCTGTGAATTGACAAGACACGATGCCCACGAAGTGGGAACGATCCTCTACGTCGAGTGGGGTGGGGCCGACAATGTCGAGCACCCGAGGAGATGTGCTGTAAGTATCCGTGTAACCACTGGCATTCACTGAGGTCAGGCCGTCAATGACAGCTTCACTGATTGCCGACAGTACGGAAGTTCCGGCAGATTTCGGCACGTAAACGTTGCATTGGATTGTGCCGGAGTAAAAATCCTGTGCTGCGCCTTGGGTCTGGAGGGTTGCTTGGGCGAAACTTACGGACATCAAAATGTACTTCTCGCTTTTGCCCGGGGTGGTGAACGCCACGTTGTCGTACACCATGCGCACGTCGCTGTCCGCACTCGAAACGGCGTCAGTTACGGCTTTTTCAAATGCAGCGCGAGCATTAACGAGCGTCATCGGTTACACCCTCTCATAGGAAACATAGTTGCCTTTTCCTCCAAGGAAACCTAGCCCACCTGTACCCTTGCGGGCTCCGACAAAAATCTGTGGCCCTCGTTTTTCTTGGAAAGTGTCTCGGATAAGATTCCGCAACTCACCCTGCACAAAACGAGCAACCCTGGGACTTTCAAGCGCGTACGCAGCGTATTTGACACTGTTTCCAATAAATACTTTATTTCGATACTTAAATTCGGGCGGCTCGAAACGGGGTTCGATCCGAAAAGCTGTGGTATCCCCTTTGTTGCGTTTTTTCTTTAGATCTCTCCAAGGTGCAAAATCTTCCACGCGATCCACTGGTTTTGTTCTTTGAGTTGAAGCGCGCCAGCTGGAGGCAAAAAAGCCTGTGTATACCGGGCTATTTTGCTCCGTTGCAAGTCCCTCCAAGGCGAGCTGGATAAATGCATTGAAGTCCCGGTTTAGCTGGCCTTCAAGATCAGAAACAATTTTGTCGATGCCCCGTTTGCGAGCCATTAGAAACGCACCAGCAGGATGTAAAGGTACTCTTGACCGCCGCGATAAGTGCGGATGTCGGTTATCTGCGCAGTCCGAGCAGCGCCTGCATAAGTAAGAGTTACCTGATCCTCGAAGGTGGGCTGGTTGCCTCCGATTTTGTCTGGGGTGATGTAAACCTTGGCTTGGCGTTCTTCGCGGCCTTCTTCTTCTTGGGAAACGACAAACTCAACCGGCACTTTGATGCTGGAATAGCTGGTGTCGGTTGTGGTTAGTGCGCCGGTCGCGTAGTTATAACTCGGAGACGCTTTGCGGGTGTAAGTGATGCTGGTGTCGAGGGCAGTACCAAGGT